GGTTCTCAAATTAAGGAATAAAAAACTCAGAACCTGCCGTGAAGATATGTATGTCTCTGTTAGAAACAAAATGACGTATAGTAGCCACCTCGCCAATACTCATAACAAGTTCTAGAGAATCATCATCAGCAGCTTCGCCAATATCAAAGTTATAATACAACCCAGACTTACTAGCCCATACAGTATCAGGTTGTGCAAGCGTACCACCAAACCACAACCTATTCTCATGGAAGCCAACAGCAGCAGGATAACCACGCAATGAAGAATATGATTGCTCCATCCATTGCTGTGTAGGTGCATGAGTTACTACTTGTATATTACCACCGCCATCTTCAGTAGTATTAGCAGCTGACCCTGCCGTAATAGTGTATCTGTTTTCGTCAATTACTTTTTGTATTGATCTTAAACCATTTATCTGTGAAGCATTTACACCGCCAACAGCAGAAGCATTTCTTATAGTAATGCTATCGCTTGCACTCATACCATGATTTACATGCGTAATCTCTATTGTAGTAGAACCATCAATAGTTCTCAAAGCGTTTGGTATTAACTCTACAAATAATTCATCAACTACATTTCCTGTTGCTTGAGTAGCAGATTGAACAGAAGTAATTAGTATCTCAGCATCATGGTAAAGCAAAGTAAGACCAACATGCTTAGAATCAGCATAATTACCACCAGACTGACTTCCTGTTGTGTCAAAGTATGATGAGCTTGTTGTTAAGGTAATACCAGTTCCAGTAGTAGCGGAAGGATCTAGCGTAACACCAGTTGCACGAAAAGGATAATATGGTTGATAAGTCTTAGCATCTCCTGCTTGAAGCTGAAAAGTAAACTGCTCTACTTGAAAGCTATTAAGTCCAGTTCTTACTATTTGCTGACACATAAAAGTATTATGACAAACAAATAATACATCACCACCTTGAGCGTATGTCATTTCATGTAAGTATTCTTGATCCCATTGGAGTGCTGCACTATTAATATCTTGAGTAAGTGTAGTTGCTAAACTCAATGCACCAGTGGTCGGGTTAATAAAAAATATCTCACACTTCTGATGGGAGAACGCTATTACATATTGCTCATCATCTGAGAATATAAAGGGTATAAGCCTTACTTGCTGACGTATAGCAGTGTTTTCTGTAACGCCAGTAAAATCATGCAAGGCTTGAAAGCCACCACGTTTAGCTACACCACCTTCAGTTCTTATAAAGAAGTTCTTAACACTCTGAGCAGACGAGTTATAAATAGCAGAATCCGTCCTTGAAACCAAAGACGGACTAATTTCACCATACTGAAAATTTGTAATCGGTATTCGTGCTTTTTGCATTAGCTGCGCCTATTCGTAATAAACCTCGATGTTGTAACTTTTCTCGTTGTTTGTTGTTGTGAATCTGTAGATCTAGCCTTTGCTAAAAGTCTTGTATATTGATTTTCCATCAAACCTGCTAAAGATGGATCTCTTATTAATGCAGTAGCAAATACAACAGACATTGCATATTCTACGCATACAGAAAAATAAGAAGGCCAATCAACCTCGCTAGCTCTATATGTGTAGTCCAGTATTAGTTCATCAGATGGGGCTGCATCACAGAATATTTTGCTACCATAAATATTATACTCTATTTGCAGATCCCTTACAGTTACAGCGTGTACAAATAAATAATCAGGCAACTGATACGCTGCATCAAACCTTCCAGTAGGAGCGTCAGTTAATCTATTTAATACAGCTTGGTTAGTTGAGAATCTCCATCTAGTAGATGTAAGATTAGTTCTTGCAATATCTTCATACATATTACCTGCAATCAATGCTTCTGTAGTATCATCTTCAAAAGACGTAATAGGCTCTGCACCAACTAAGATGAGAGCTCGACTACAAATATCAATTGCGCTATTAGCAGGAGTACTGAGTGCCATTACAAACCTCTATGTAAAGAGAGGGGGCTTTCGCCCCCACCCTATTAGTCAGTGTCGGTTACAGTAATAGCTGTACCATCAGCAATATCTACTACCGAACCTGTGTTCGATAATACTAATGATACGCTGAGAGTAGGAGCATCACTATCTAGTACAAAAATAGCGTCACCAACATTTAACATGCTAGCAGCGTCATTGAAGTAACCAGAAGCTCGAACCGCTGTCATGGCATCAGTCGAGTCATAAAACCAAAGGTTATGACCGCCACCGCCTGCCATGCGAGTTAGACCAGATGAAGAATAAGCCATTTTAGATCCTCCTCTTAGTTATTGTCTAGGACTTCGTAGATACCGTTATCATCGATAGCTACCGCGCCCATTGACATCATTGACGTTGCTAAGTGAGATACTTTCTCAGCAACATAGTTTACTTCAGTTTGAACGTCAGAGTTCACACCAATACCTACAGCACTTGTATGGTAAGCAAAGTTTTTACCACCTGCTACAGCAGACGTTGAGAAGATCTTGAAACCCAAGAACTCTTTCATTGTCATACCACCTGCAAATGGTAAGTTTTGCGGACCAACAAAGTCTGACGAGGCAAACTCATTGATTGCAAACAAATCAGCATAACCTGCAGGAGACATCGCAAGATAACGTTGTCCGTCTTCTGGAACATCTGCCGTACCCATTGTTTCAAACAATGACAAAAGATCTGCTTTTTCAAGAGCAGAACTAGCATCGTGTATTTGAGTAGAGTTAGCACCTGCATCCATAGCAGCAATGATTAGCTCATCTGTTTTTCTACCAAGAGCAGCAGCAGCGGATTGTGCTACAGCTTGACGCTCATTGATGTTTGTTTTCAACTCATCAAGCTTATCGATAAATTCAGCAGCATAGAAGTCACTCATTGATACTTCTACGTTGGTGTGTACTAACTCCATAGGAGTCACATTACCATTACGAGATTTTGTTGAAGCTGTTCCAGTGCCTATTTTCTGGAATCGTGCAGTTGACCCTGACACATTTGTAGAGCGAATAGTATTCCGTAGCTTGGAACCCATACGCTGATACGCCATGTGAACTTCAGTTTCAAACTGCTTTATAAAGGCTTGGTCTATTGTATTAGCCATTTTTACAGTCCTTAATTGAGTTTCCGATTGCTACGAGTATCCACGTTCACACATCATTTCGGGTGTCCATAAGGGCCGATCAGTGCACTATGGGTCGTAATGATTTATTATAAACATCATCTTCGCTAGAATTGCAACGCACAAATTCAACAAACCTGTTATCAAGACTCATTTCCACAGGCTCAAACCCAAGCCAACATGCCCAATTTAACATATGTTCGTTCTTAGAGAGAATAGTCATTGTGATGATTGGGTGCAGTTTATCAAACATATTTAGTAAAGCTTTAGACATCTTTGCTGTCAAGATAACGTTATGCTCTAAGCTATTTGCAAATATAGTAAACATTTGTGGAGACTCTTCTAAGAAAGAAAGACCTCCTACAAAAACTATATTACCATTCTTGTTCCTGCAAACGTAAGACTCTGTATCATTAAGTATTTCAGAAAGAGCTTGATTCACAGAATCATAACCAAAGTCTTTTACTTCTAGCTTATTAGAAGAATGCATAATATCTTCGAACTCTTTTATATGATAATCTAGCATTGGGGTAAGGTAAGCCCTACCCCTTTTAATTATTTGCTTTTCACTATCTATAGAGTTTTTGGAAACCATCATTTACTTCTTGTATGAAATCATTGTTTCTTCGAGCAGGATGCCAGTATCTTTCATCTTGCATCATCTCCCTTAAACCCTGTTCTGTAATCTTTCCAGATGGAGTGCTGTCACTACCCATAGATGGAGACTGTAGTTTTTCCATAACAAACTCAAGAGCCATAAGACCTTCAGCAGTTTCAGTTAGCCTCTCAATAGATTCCATATGCTCTTCTGGGAAGAACTGCTTAGAAAATAATGCAGCAGCTTCTATTCTAGCATTGGCGTTATCACCAAGCTTTTCTATCTCAGCCTCAGTATCTACCATCTCTCCCTGAGTTGCTTGCATTACTTTCTCAATGCCTTCCTCAAACTCAGACTGACTAAACCCATAAGTAAATGCGTGATCTGCCCACCATTTAAGAACATCACTATCGATAGCACTTTCTTCGTCTACATAGTCAGGCAGTAAGTAATCTCCTGCGCTATCTGGTCTATCCTTAAAGCTTTCTGCTTCTATTTCTTTTAACACCTCAGATCGAATATCTTCATCCTTAGTGCCTAACTTAGACTCAAGCTCCTTGTAAGCTTTAGCTAAGTCCTCACCAGACTTATATTTCTCAGGCAACCATTCTGGTCGATCCTCTGTCTTAGCCTCTAAATCTTCTGCTACTACAAAGTCTCTTTCCTCTTGTGGAGGTAGTTCTGTTGTTGCTTCTGCTTCTTGAACTTCTTCATTCATTATTCTTTACCTTATGTGATCTTTGGACATGACGTTCTATTAAGCCAACTAAATAACGTTGACCCTCTAAATGACGCAACTCATCAGTAGAAATATTAGGGCCACTAACCATTTCTATAGTTACACTACGCAAGTATTTAAGAATTTCTTGACCAGTAGGTTCAGAAAACAAAGAGCCAAAGTTAAGGCTTATTCTATCTTCTTCTGCTTTCTTTCTTGCTATTCCGTCTAAACCAATGTGACTATTCTGCGGCAATAGGTGGCCCTGCTAATTGTTGCTGTTGCTGCATCTGTTGCATTTGCTGCATCATTGCAACTATCTCTCTACGCTCATCTGCATCACGAATCAACCCATCAGGTACACCAAACTTTTTAGCTAGGTGAATAGCAGTCTCTTCTGAGTTAATTAATACATTAGTTGTATCAGGACCAAAGTAAGCATTAACAAGTTCTAGAAATCTAGAAACAGAGGTAATGTCTTGATTCGATTGAGCTTGCGCTAGAGGTGAAGAAGATCTTATTTTTACTTCTCTACCATTAACAGTAGGCATTTCTATACGCCCCTGCTTCTTAAGAATATAAATTACTCTTTGCAAAACAGGCTGCACTAACTCAGCTTGCAGTCTACCAAATGCTGACCCTATCCTGCGTGACAAATCTGCCATACGTTCAGCAACTTCTGTAGCAGATGCAGGAGTTCTGTCTGGATTTCCTAACATATCATTGTATAGTGCGCGTTTTATATTCAAGCGCATATCGCTTAAAACTATATCAGCAACATCAAATCTTCCTGCCGATTGGATTGGCTGCAATCCACCCGATTGAGGTGACTTTGGTATTATCGTGCCAGGGACTAAATTGATAGTATCTGGATTAATGATGCCATCATCATCCATCTGGTAAATGCCAGAGATAGCCATCTGTGCATTTTCTAAGATTAGCTGAATAGTAAGATTGGTAGTCTTGATAGCAGATAGGGCATTAATCAATGGGCCTCTGCCGTATACTTCTCCTGCACACTTAGACCATCTAAAACAAACATAAGGATTAGAACCCACACCCCTAAACTGTTGTTCTTTGATGTAAGTTTTAGTAGACATA